GAGGTGGAGCATCGCCTGCTCTCGCCACTCGAAACTCGTCTGCCAAGGATTCGGTGCGTCGTGCAGGATGCCGTAGAGCGGATGCTCGCGAGCGATCTCTTTGCCACCGTCTGCAAGTCGTCGCAGCAGGTGGAGCGGCAGACCAGCAACGGACTCGGCCAGCACCCTCGCACACGCCAGCACGACGGTTGATTGCAGGGCGGTGTCAGGATCGACGCGGATGCCGGAGGGGTTACGCCGAGATGAATGACCGTCATCCCATCCGAAGTGCCTCGCCTCGCTCGTCGGCAGCCAGAGGATTCGCGTGTCGCTCACAGGATCAGTATCTCTGGGTCAGGTGTTTCTTCTGGCAGTTTCTTGGCTGAGTGAATGCCGAGAGCCATGATGAGGCTGATGATTCCGTCAATCCGTTCTGCCGAGCCTTGCTTTGGCTTAACGGGGCGAAAGTTTCCGTTGGCATCGACCTTCACCGTGGCGTTACCTGCCATCCATGTCAGCACTTTGTTTCCAGCGTGACGAATCTTGCCGGATACTACCAGATTCTCCAGCAGTTTAGAGGGTGCCGACATTGAGCCGATGCCTTGCGAAAAGCCGACTACATCAAATCCATCTTCGTTTAACTGAATCGCCAACTGAGTCGCATTCCAGCGGTCGATTGCCAGTTGCCTGACGTTGTATTTCTGGGCGAAGTCATTGATGTCCTTGCGGATCACATCGTAGTTGGTCACGTTTCCGTCTGTCATCTTCAGCCCGGTCGCTTCATCGTTTGACCATGCGATGTACGGCACGCGGTCACGCTTCTCGCGGTCGTGTGCGTTGTCGCCGGGAATCCAGAAACGGCAGAGGATGTCAAATGTCCCATCTTCGGCTGGGAATAATGCGACAAAAGCCGAGGTGTCGTAGGTCGTCGCTAAGTCAAGACCGCACCAGCACTCGCGGCCATCGAGGGGGCCGGGAGGTTGACTGCTACACGACTCCCATGCCTCCATCTTGATCCAGCGGGTGTCGGCTTGAGTCCACATATTCAGCCTGTACCGTTTGAACGAGAACTCCTTCGTGCTTGACCTTTGAGCCTCGCGGCAGTCTGCTGCGAAGTCGCTCGGATTGATCGTCACGTTCCAAGATGGGTTTGCCTTCGGCCATGTATCTTCTGCAGCCCAATCGTCTTCCTCGCCTGCCTCATAAATCAGCGGGAAGAACGTCGGGTCGTAAGTCCAATCCTCAAGGACACGCTTGGCGTAACTATATTGTTCGTAGCATATCGAGTTTTTGTCGTATCCCGCCGTGGTAATCGAGCAGAGGAGCGGCTGCGATCGCGCTGCACCACCGTAGCGGAGCGAGTCAAAGAGGTCGCGGGTACGCTGAGCGTGCAACTCATCGAAAAGAAGCCCGTGAATGTTGAGGCCTTCAGCACGAAAGGCGTCTGCCGGAAGGACCCTATAAAAAGAAGAGGTTGCCCTGAAAGCGATGGTTTTCCTTGAGTCAACGACTTCAAGTGGCCGTGACAAAAAAGGGGAAGCCCGAACCATGTTCGCCGCTTCCTTGAAAACGAGCGACGCCTGCTCCCTGTCTGAAGCCGCACCGTATATTTCGGCACCGGGCTCGTTGTCAGCCAGCAAGAGGTAAAGACCGATTCCAGCAAGGATCGTTGTCTTGCCTGATTTCTTCGCAGTGGAGATGTACGCCATGCGATAGCGTCTTGTGTCATCAGACGTTCTCGCCCACCCGAAGAGTTCTTCCAGCATCTCCTTCTGCCAAGGCAGCAGCGAAAACGGTTTTCCGGCGAACTTGCCCTTTGAGTGGCGAAGAAACTCCTCAAAAAACCGCACGACATGCAGGCCGCGAGATTCGTTGTAGTAGAAGTCAAGCCCCTGCTTTGTCGCCTCTGCTTTGGATAAACGCTGCAAGCGGGTCATCGTTCATGTCGCTGTGGATCGAGACTTGCGACCGGCTTGATGGGGTCAGGCCGAACTCGCGTTCCAACTGTAGCAAATCTTTTCTCGCCGTCTTCTCGTCAACAGCCCAAGGTGCGGGCTGAGCCCACTTGATTCTTAACTTCCCATCGCTTCTGTTTGGGTCTGCTTCAAAGTGCATTATCTCGCGGCCGACCTGCTTGCACTTCTCGCGAGACTGCATCCAGTGGGACCACACGAGGCAGTAGCGAGCAAGTGGCTCCATGTCTGCTACAGTCATCACTCGCATGGAAGAAAGGACCCTCACCGCTTCTTGCCATTTCTTTGAAGCGAGTTCATCCTCAGCGACATGCGCCGGTGCCTCAAAGTCGCAGATCAAATCTGGCGTCGGCTCGTCGTCTGGCAATCTTTCTTTCGACGGATTCCCCCTGATGTATTTCAGTATTGTTGGCTGACGCGACGGTCCTCTCTTGCCCATATTCACTCCGGCAATAGTTGCGAAGGCACTGGTATCTTGCTCACCTTCATTGTTTTGAGCCTGATGTTCGTGACACCTCCAGATTTAGTGTAGCAAGAAGCCAAGCCTTTATGCCTGTTCGCTATTTGCTTCAACTCCTTTGAATGCTCAATCTGCCTGAGTTCATTGTTGCCGCCGAGTTCTGCTTGCATCCCTCCGGGTGCAAAATATTTTGTCTTTGGGCAAAGCCAGTCGAGCCGAATGACAACGCCATACCTCTTGAACGATCTGAGTGTGGTTTCAAAATCTTCGCCAGAAGAAACAAGTGGACGGTCGTCTCCCGTCATCGCGGGGTCACCTGCAAACGAGCCATGCAGTATGCCGCAAACATAACGAAGGCCCGCAGTCGTTTGCCGTTTCATGTAGAAGCCATTCTCATACGCAGCAATCCCCCATAGTTTTGCTCCGTATGAACGGCACGTTTTGAATGCGTATTCAGCGACGCGATTGAAGTCGCCATCGTAGGATTTCAGTTTTCCGCGAGAGTCAACATACTTGAGGTCATACAAATCGTCATCGACATTGACGATCGGCGTGTTCGGCTCATACCAGCCGTTGTAGAAACGCCTCTGATTGATCAAGCCGGGGACGCCTGTGACTACCTTGATTCCATCGAGTGCCTTTGAGTAGCAAGAGAAATCAGAGTCATCTGCAACAAACACAGTAATCTGTTCGTCGCAAACACCCAGCCGCTTCAGTGTTTTCAGTGTCCTCTCTTTGCAGACTTGAAGTCTTCTGTAAGAAGGAACGGCATACTGAATCAAAGTTCTCCATGCGTTTTCGCATGCTCCTTGGCTTCCTCGCAAGATTCCAGCATCCATGCGAACTCTTCAAGCCTTGCTGCTCTATCTGAAATGCTGGCTGCTACTTCGCTTGCCTTTTTCACCCCAGAACCGACGAAAGAAGAACCGCTTCCGTCGCGAAGCACCGTATCCTTAACGCATCGGAGTTGCTTTTCAAGAACGTCGACTTTCCCAGAGCAGCCTTCGCGGAAATCGTCAACTGCGGACTGCCCGCTAGTTTTGACGGCCTCGCCGTAATGGATCACTTTGGTGGCCCTGCCGCCGGAAGTGAATCCATTTGTCGCTGACTTATAGTGATCGTGCCAAACAGGGATGCTGGTTGACTTGAAGCCACCTGCCATGATGTTTCGCGCGCCCTTGGTTTCAATCCACTTCTTTCTGCTGAGCGCAATGCTCCTGAGAGCGCGCAGCGGGATAAAAACAGGCAGCGACCTTACGTCTTCGCAGAAAGCAGACAAAGCGTTTTCTGCCATCCTCGCTGTCGCGTCAACTGTTTCGTCCTCGATGTTTATGGCAATGAAAGAAAGAAGCAAGCCGCTTGGGTTTGACTTCGCGCATTTCGCCATTCCATTCATATTCGCATACGCTGCTTCAACGAGAAATGGCGAATCGCCGCCATCGCGAGGCTTTGCCCGATGCTCTCTCGTGTAAAAGTAGTTCTGCTTCCTATAGCAAAGGACTTTCGCTAAGTCTTCATTTGCTTTTCTCGACGAAAGTTTCGCTGGCCCGATTGAGTTGATATGGATTCCGAAGTGACTGTTGGACTCCAGTTTGATTGAAGAAAGTGCCCTGTGCATACAGAAGTGCGAGCCAGAACGCCGCATCGTTGCGAATATTATGGCTTTAGGCACGCGCAGCAATCCTCTTCAAATATATTTCCTCAATCTGCTGTGCGGACGCTGCTTCAGCCTTGCTGTCTGTGTCCACATTGGAAGGGTATGCACCCGAGTGGCAGTCGCAAGTCCTGCATAGCGGCAGGCTGCGGTCCTTTCGGGTCAGGTGCCTGCGATATGCGGTCAAAACTGGCCCGCTCCATATTTGCATCAAAGTCTGCTCAGGCACACGTCCTGCCGGGACATCAGCGTAATAATCATTGCAGCAGATCATCGCTTCTCCTCGCCAGTTTATATTCAGGAGGCGAAACGGCTTGACGCACATCCTGCTGACGGGCTCTTTCGTCGGAGGCAAAAAATCTGGAATTGAACCTGCCCTATTTTGCAGGGAAAAGACGCCGTTGCCGAAGTTTTTGCTGTCGCTCTTGTCGTATATCTTCAACGCTTTCTTCTTGAGCGGTAGCGAAGAGTAGACATTCTGCGAAAGGTTGCCATGCCGCTTCTCTGCTTCTTTCTGCCACTCCAGAAAAACAGGGTAGCGAGACGCGGTGTACGCATTCAGGACGATCTGCCTGATGCCAAGAGAGTATATCCAATCAATGTCTTCGGAAGACTTCATGTAGTCGCCGTTCGTCGAAACCATCAGTGTGGCTTTCGGGATCGCGGCTGCTGCTTGCCTTGCGCACTTCTCAAAATGAGACTTATTTTTCAGCGGTTCATTGTAGATATAGAACTCCATCCTGCCTTTGAACTTCAGTGATGCCAGTTCGCCAATGATCGCTTGGAAAACAATCTCTGGCATCAACTCTTCTTTTCTTTTGTAAACAGACACAGGGCAGAACTTGCAACTCCTATTGCAAGCCGCTGATATTTCAACGCTGATTGTGTTGAAGATTTTCAACGCTTTATTGCCCCTCGCCTGCTGTTCTTTACCATCTCTACTTCTTCTTTTGCTGTGTTGCAGTTGATCATTTTTTCCCTGTAGTAGAAGACAAGAGTAATGCGCTCATATCCTATCTTCATCTTTTCAAACGGCGTGTTGCTATGCCATTCGTGCACATCTGCAAGGCAAAGAGAGCCGTGCCCGTAGTCAACCGCAACCCTGTAGGCCGGGAAGACAAGGTAAGCACCAGAATACTTGTCGTTACGGAGGCAAGACATGACCCCGAAACCTTGCTTCAGGTCGCCTGCATCCTTGTGAGCCGCAGTCTGGAAGTTTCTGTTGACTGTAACGGTCGTGAAAACGCTCTCTTCAATGACCCAATCTTTCGGTGTCCTGCTTGAGTAATCTTTTTGAACTGTGTAGCGTTCTGGCATGAACTCCTTGAAGCCTTCGTCAGCCCGAACGATGTACGGCAGAAATCGCTTCCAAGAAGCCGCCTCGGCGATCACGAACGAAGTTTGCCTACAGTAAGGGTATCTCGCAGACCTGTCGAAATACCCAATGATCCCGCTGTTCACCATGCCGCCGCGAGATGTATTGCTGACTGTGCCATCCCTCTTGATTGCTCGCAAAAGAACCTTGCTCGCAGGACCTTCAATGGCTTGATCTTTCTCTCGCAACTTGGCTTTCGTTAAATCGCCAGCGGCCATGCCTCTCTGGTCAGTGACTTTTGCAGCCCTGCGGCATGAAGGTATCACGCTCCTGCAAAGTTCCTCGGAGAACCACCCCGGCCTGTACTTGACTAGCGGCTCGCCATCCGGTTTATAAATGTCGCAAGGCTCATCGCCTCCCAGCAGGACGTCGTAGTGTGAAGCATCAAGTTTCATCCCGCCAAGATGGTCTGCTTCAAACTTCTCCTTGCAGTGATGCACTTTCACGCTTGATAGCCTCCAAGACCGTATCTGTGATGTTTTCAGTTTGATATTTATCTGAAAGTTTTTGGCAACAGTCATGGAAGTCCATGATGTTTGTTTCATCAAGAAACAGTTGGATCATCCGGACACCGCTTGGCGGCGGTTCCTCGTCGCCTGATTCTTCGTCCTCACCCTCTGGCTCATAGTCCTTAGTCAGTTCTTGATAAAGACCTGCTGCTTTTGCGACATCTGAAATCATTTCCTGTAGTGCTTCGCTGCCAGTATCAATCCCCCTGAGCAAGTCGTCTAACTTTTCGGCGTTCGACCCAGCCATGCCAGCCAAAGGATCGAGCGTCGCGAGAATCTTGTCTGCCTCGGCCTCGTCAACGTCGAGGATCAAGACCGGCACGACTTCTTCGCCGATCGTCTCGGCTCGCAGGTGCCCGTCGATAAGCATCAAGGTGCCATCGTCGAGTTCACGGGCGAGGCAGGCGTCGGCCATGCCGACTTCGGCGAGGATGCCGCGAAGGGCATCCTGTTGAGCCTTGGGATGCGTTCGCCAGTTCTTGGGATTCGGGCGAAGGTCAGAAGCCGGAACGTGCCTGAGTTCCTTAATCCGATTGCGAATCTGCATTGCGGTTCTCTCTCAGCGTCTTGCGAGCGTGACAGGCAGCACAAAGACACTGCCCGTTCTCAAGATCATATCTTGCCCCACCTTCAGCGATTGGCAAGATGTGATCGGCATGTGCGTCACGCTTCCCGCTGCATATTTTCTTGCAGTCCTGACATTGATAGGCGTCGCGGATCAGCACCGCCATACGCCACTGCTTGTGAGCGTTGCTGCAATACCCTCGCTGGTGAGCGTTGGGCCGCTCCTCTGGCTTCTTGATGCCGCGAAGGCGAGGCGGCTTGAATGAGCCGATACGAAAAGGCATCAGTCAGCCTGCCACATGAGGAGCGTGTATGTCGAAGTGCCGTCAATGGATGTGATCTTGACGTTCTTGTCTCCAGCACCGACGCAGCACGTTGCCGCAACGCGGCCACCGACGGCCTTCAGGATGACGGCACCAGTACCAAACCTTGCCGACACGCCAGGGTCGCCAGTAATCAAGATGCGGCTGACATCAGTCAGCGAGACTTCCTCACCTGCTGCATTGCGGAATCCTGTGTCGCTCGGATCAATCGTCACTCCACCAGAGTCGTCTGTTGTGCCAGTGACGACGATAACCCTGCCGCCGCTTATAGTCTCTGCTGATTCGAGATGCGACTTCTTGAACGAAGTAACGGCTCCTGATTCATAGGAATCAAGGAACGAGCCGCTGATGTTGACTGTGGCTGAGATTGCCATCACGCCTCTTTCAGCATCACTACTGTATACGAGGCCGTATATCCAGTTGATGGCGGAAAACTTGGAACAATTGTCTTGACATTCATCGGGCCTACGTTTTCCAAGACTATAGGGCGCGAAGTCACGGCTACTTCATTGTTTCTTGAAGTCATCCTGACGAGACCTAGTATCCATTCAAACTCCGCAGACGGAGAAGCAGAAAACGCAATCCTCGTTGATTCATCGTAACTTCCAAATGACACAAGTTCACCATCCGCGCCGCGAAACTGCGAAAAGTCTACGCTGACCGCAGCCGTGCCGCATGTCCCGCTGGCAACCGCGACGACCGCAGAAGGCAGATTGTCTGACGAACTCAGGACAACTTTCTTCTCGGAGTCAATGCCATCTGCCGTGTAGGTATCAAGAGCAGAGAGGTTGACGTTGATCGTGCCGCTGACTGCCATGACTGCCTCAAGACTTGTACATCACCACACCGCTGACGCCGGTGCTGTGCGTATCGCCGCTGACGAGTTTCGCCCACGGCAGGGCGAACGCCGCA